CCACTCTGAGCTGCCTCCGCCTCCAACGGCGTTTAGCGTACCTCCTGTAATCGAGAGGTTAGTTCCAAGAGCCGTTACTGTCCCTCCAGCCCACTGTGCCTCAATGGTACCTCCTGAGATATCTAGGCCGCCCCCAACGGCTGCGACAGTTCCAGCACTCCACTCTGCATCCAGGAAGCCGCTGTTGAGGGCTAGGCCTGGCCCAATTGATACGGCAGAAGGAACAGCTCCTGCTGTGCCTGGATTGCCTAAGAGAGTACCCGCTGTTAACGTGCCCAGGTTAATATCGATAGTCGAACCCGTAGATGTGATATCCAGGCTGGTACTGGCGATGTCAGTGATAGCCATCTGGTTGATGGTGGCATTCACGCCTGCGGTATTCGCCGAGTCTCCTTTGACATTATTGGCTACCAGGAAGTACGTCCAAGTAGATCCTTGTGCCAGCCCGTTATCGACGTAGTTCAAGGAGTTTGTAGTTGCCAGGAGGGTAGCAGCACTGAAAGGCTGGCTGAGCCCAGTAGCGCGGTATATCTTGTAGGCCTGAACACTCTCCGCTACAGGATTGGTAGCCCAAGACAGGGAGGCTGACCCGACTCCGGGTGTTACTGTGAAGCCAGTCGGCATAGAAGGAACAGCAGAACTGGTAGTCCCGGAGCTCACCGAGGAGGAGGTTGCCCAGGAAGAGCTGGCCATCCCGTTCTGTGAGATAGCCCTGACTCGAGCGGTATACGTGGTATTGGCGATTGCAGGAGCCAGCGTGAAGGATGTAGCCGAGGCGCCTGCAGAATTATCAGTTGCCCAGGTTGTACCTCCGTCGGTAGAGAACTGGATGTCATAGCTGCCTAGTGAGGGGCCTGCACTGGCAACCCATGCGAGAGTCATTCCAATGACTGCTGTACCGTCAGGCTGGACAGTCAGGTTGGCAGTCAGCACTGGAGAGGTTGGTGCCGAGATAGTGAACGAGGGGCCTGAAGGAGTGTACGTATAGGCAGATACCGAGGAGATATCCTGAACGGAGTTGCCAAACCGGTTGAAAGATGTGAACTTGAAGTACAGTTCAACGCCTACCCACTGCTGAGGCAGTTGGTAGACGAACGTTGCTGCTGGATTCAGCCGAGAGAATAGTGCTCCTGTCGAATGGGCGGCATGGCCGGTATTGTAGACACCTCTGCGGAGATAGGTCAGGCTGTAAGTGTTCGTCCCTGTGAGGGTTGCAGTACCGTAGGAGACAATCTCGCCATCAATAAGCGAGGCTGTCGTGAAGTTGTCTGCATCGGCAGAAGTAGTTGAGGTAGCTAGGGACTGCCCACTGATCGTCAGGTCAACCGTGAGGGTGTTCACCGAGTCAGGGTCAGTATGATCGGGCAACCCCGCAGTAAGCGTCCCTTGCTGTGTCGGCTGGCTTACCTGCCCAACCATCGCATAGTTCGTGCCATCAGCGCTGACATAGATGTCAGCACCGCCCCATTCAGCCCCTCCACTCAAGCCCACCCACAGCTGCGATTGCCCGTTTGTGACTACTGGGCTTGGCTCGAGGATAGCCGGTGAGTTGACATTGCCTGGATCAGCGAACAGATCGGGAGGGGCTGAGGCTGCATTGGTCTGTACACTGTAGGCGGCAGCCACTCCAGTACCGGCAACGAACTCTTCTGCCGTGATGAGCAGGTTTTGGTTCTCATCTTCCTGGATCTGCTGGATGCGCACCCCGAACTTGTTCAAGCCCAGGTTGGCGTCCGTCAGAGTCAGGATATCGCCAGGCTCAAGCAGGATGAAGTTATACCCGAGCTTGAACTGGTACGTATTACGGATGCCTACAAGACGTCGCCCTATCAGCTGCGCCATAGTGGCGGCAACCCACCCCATACAGACCTCAGAGGCCTGCACGATATTGGCTTGCAGCTCGCCATAGGCAAAGACAGAAGAATCATCTTGCCAGGTGCTGGGCGTACTATTGTAGTCGTTCAGCCGCTCGCTATAGTCAACCTCAACACGGTTATATCCGTTACGAGGATCGCTACGGGTGAGAGTGATAGGGTCTTCAGAAGTGGCATCGAAGACAAAGTCGTCATAGGTGAGGTCATAGACAGGAGTCACGTTGGGGGTATACGTGACATTCCCATCAGTCACGGGAGAATCAGTCAGTGGGATGAACTTTATGGCTGTACCTGACCAGAAAATCCAGGTGTTGGTGAGCGTAGCCCATCTCTCGAGGGTAGTCTGCGCCTGCTCCTGCATATTGAGGTAGGGCGACATCACCAAGCTCTGCGCTTGGCAATAGGTCTTATAGTCGTCCCAGCTGCCGCTGTGGATAACACCGCTGAGAGAAGGGTCGAGTCCATAGTACGAGTTCGTCAGGTAGTCCTTGATGATGTCGGCGACGTTGGCATCCTTGGTGCGGTCTTGACCGTCGGTCGTGTAGGGTACTGTACCAGCAAAAGTCCCTGACACCTCGAAGTTGTGCGAAGGCACCGCTGCGGAGGACTGTAGATCGTACTTGCTTGAGAACAGGTAGGCAGTACCTGAGTACGGCTGAGCCTCTGAGGGGTACTTGCTGGTAATCCAGCTAGGAGGTGTCTGCGTTAGGGTACCAGTGAACAGGGTCAGGTTGAGCGAGGAGAGGGTAGATACTCCCTGATTCACCCAGTCGAGACTCCTTGGATGGGGCCTTCACAGATAGCCAGGATCAGAGCAGTTGAGTAGGTGTAAGTTGTTCCTCCGCCCTTACCTCCTCCTCCACCTCCTTTACCCCCCTTACCGCCGGAGCTCGAAGCGTGCTTCTCGAAGTCGTTTTTCCAGATGAGGTTGGTACCGCAACGGGTAGTACCCCAGACGATAGGGATGCAGAGACCTGCAGTACTTGTCTGCACTGAAAGCTGCGTGTAGATGGGCACTGAAGAAGCGTTAGCCTTGGCTCCACCGAACAGATTTGACATTAACGGGGGACCTCTGCTAGGGAGTTTTGATGGGTTCCGGGATCCGCAGGGTATTGCCTGTGAATGGCTGCCCAGACGTCAAAGAATTTGGTAGGGCGCTTTCTGGTCCCGCGCTTGTCGAAGTAGACCAGCCAAGGTTCGTGCATATCAGAGATACACGTCGTCCCATGCAGCACGGAGGCATTGACCACCTGAGTGGGGGTGATCATGATTCCTCCGTGAGAGAAGCACCTCCCGAACTGGAACAACGCGATATCACCTGCACGAGGAGTCTCCACCTCTACGGCAAGAGCCTCCATCCAGTGCAGGTAACGCTCCTCGCTGTGGTGCAGATGCCAGTTTGGAGGATAGGGGCGGGGATCGAAAGGCTTGAATACTCCAGCATCCACCCAAGCACGGACTAGCAACATGGAGCAGTCAATACCTGCGCCCAGAATGTCCGCCTGCTGGTGGTAGGGAGTATTGACCCACTTCAGAGCCTCTGTCACGACAGCCTTCCGCTGCAGCTCCTCAGCCTCGGCAGTGAGTGGCAGAGCCTTGGGCTCCGGCAGCGGCATGAACGGCTTGGGAGAGTCCATCTCCGTTGACATGGCTACAATCCCTGTTCAGCTGGCGGGATAAATTTGAACCCCCTGAAGTGCTGCAGGTTATTGAAGAACCCGCAGCCTTTGGCGCCGTCTGTCTTGTCACACCCGTAGGTTACTGTGAATGTGTCGCCAGCAACTGGGGCGTTGTAGAGCGCCCAGTTAAAGATTACTCCGGTAGACTGTGCCCAACTGATCCCTCGGCTCGTACCGCTTGCAACGCCTGACGTGAAGGTTATCATGCCCTGCTCGAGCTGAGCGAACTTGCCTGATGTAGGGTCGGAGCTCCAGGAGAGGCCTTGGATATTTGCTTCTGTCACAGTCCCCGAGAAGGTATTGCTTGATCGGCCGACTGTGCAGCCCGAGTCATACAAGGAGTGCAAACATCCCACCTTGTAAATGTTCTTGGGCATATACTGCAGCATCACGACGTTACGGCCGTTATAGTTGAGCGTTACTCCCCGAGCCCCTCCTGTGACGTCTCCGATCACACCCTCGAACAGCTCAACGACTCCCAGAGAGGTATCTCCCGGCGTCGGCATGACAGCACGCGTGAGCGTGAGTGAGCTGGTGTCAAAGTAGCCCTGATGGATGAGCTGCTTGATGTTACCCGCAGCGTAGTCAGATCCGGTAGAATACAGATCCACTGTCAGCTGAGGTACGTTGAGGGTATTCGTCAAAGTCCAGTTTGAGCGCTTGAGTACAGGACCAGCAGATGACCAGGTAACTCCTCCATAGGAGATGTCAGTGTCAAAGCTGGTCAGGTTGAGATTGCCGAACTGCCCAAGGTTGAAGGAGAACAGGTCAGCCGAGAAAAAGGGCTGACGGCTCTGGAGGTAGCTGATGAGAGGAGATCCTGCAGCGCGCATCTGTTAACCTTTCAGCGACATGAGGGTGATTTTCTTCAACGCCCACAGCTTGTTGTACAGTTTCTCGAACTCAGCCGTACTGTCCTTAAACCTGGCGAGGTAGTAGTACTGCATGTCGATGGTGATGGCCACCCCTGAACCTGGGGCAGAAGTGAAGTTCAGCGTCTGGGCGTAAGGAGTCGTGGTGTCTACCGAGTAACCCGAAGTCTGCAGTGTACCTGCCAGGTAGACGTTGATTGTCGCCCCCGTATTGACGAATCCCACAGGCTCTGTTGTGGTGAACCCTCCGGCTCCGAAGCTACGGAACAAAGTGAATGAAGTCTTGGCGCCGTCGCCAGAAGCGACTGACTGGCCAGTAACCTCGAAGTCATCAGGATCTTCGAACAGAAAGGGCGTGAGCTGCCCAAGCTGTCCGTAGAAGCCCATGATCGTACGGACGTCTGAGGCTGTGGTACCGCTTTCCCAGCCACCGCCAGCGTCAGGCAGATATTCATAGGTAAGGTCCCACTCCCACATGGGGTAGGTCCAATAGCTGATACGTGTCTCTCTGCCGCTCGCAGCCTGACTCAGACCAACGCTGGTCTTAGGCCGCTTCACGGTAGAGAAGGTCAAGCCTATCAGTTGGGGGTAAACTGAATAGGTCACTGGTACGACCTCCTAGAGGCAAGAGTGATCTTCTTAGCCAACCAAATCTTACTCAGGAACTCTTCGAAGGAATAGACCGGATCGATGAAGCGGGCGAAGAACAAGAAGCTCATGTCAACGGTTATCGACTTCCCTGCAGGAGGCGTACCGTTGAAGTTGATCTGCTGATTACCCCACACGTGGGTAAGAACTTCATAGGACGAGGCACTCTGCAGAACGTTGTCGAGGTAGACTTTGAATAGCTGGGACGTATCGACATAGCCTACTGCAGCTGTCATGGTGGGGCCTGCAGAAGGGATGACGCTGTAGAATATCTGGTAGTTGCCGCGCCGTCCATCGGTTGTCCCGATATAGCTACCCGTAGTCTGGCAATTGTCGGGATCGCGGTAGAGAAAGGGGTACTGGCCGCCATAGGTGCTCTGGAAGAACCCCATCAAGGCATGAACGTCACTGTCGAAGGTGCCAGCATCTGGAATTCCGGCATCAGGCAGATAGTCGTAGGAGAGTTCCCACTCCCACATGGACTCAGAGAAGTACGGGATTCTGACCTCCCGCCCACTCTGGTTCTGCATGATCCCCACGCTAGGGTGTAATCTCCTGATGGTATTCGGTGTCAAACCTTTCAGCTCCGGGCCC